CGCGGCTGACAGTTGCGTAATTGCCTTCCCAACAATCACCTTGGTTGCGGCCCCAGCATTATCGGTTGACTGCCATATCGCGCAATCAAGCGTTGAACCCTGCGCCATATCGCCCACCAACAGCAACACAAAAGCGCGCTGATGGTTCGCCATGTCATAGTAGCCGTAAGTATAGGTACCTGGTGTCAACGTTCGCGGGGTAGTCGCCCCTATCAGTTCGTGAACTTCGGTGAAATTGTGCGTATAAGCTTGCGTCATTTTGAAACCTCCTTACAAGGGTTAAGAGTGGGGCATGGCAGTTGCCCTACCCCACTCATATTAAGGTTAAGATTAACTTCCACCTACGCCGTCTAATACGACGAAAGGTGAAACTTGCGTAACTCCGTCACGATAAGTGATCGGGGCACTCATAGCAGGTCTGCCATCCACGCGGTGAACAGCACGCCAGCAGGTGATGTCATATCGGAAACGATAGTGCTTGGAAGCATCAATCGTCACCATCTGCCTATCACCCACGTAGTACTTACTCCAGTCAGCGAGGATGAGGTCACCCTTAGTCCCCAACGGCTGGCAGTTCTCGACGAAGAAGATAGGATAGCCCATCAAAGTCGTCGGCATCTGGTCACGCCCGTTGCCAATCCACACGTAGGAAGGGCTACCAGCTGGCCCAGACAACCCCAGCAACTGAGGCAGTGCACTCTGGTGTGCTATCCAGACAGGATTACGGCCCTGGAAACTCGCCAGCATGTTGAAGATGTCGAGGATGTCGATTTGTCCCGCTGCCTGCCGCGCAACACTGATGGTTGCACCTGCATTGATGATGCCCAGAGGCTGTCCAGCGCCAGTACCATTGACAAATGTCCACTCTTCCTCGTTCAGGATGGTGCCACGGAACAAGCCCGACAACAGCGCTTCCAGCCCGACAGCACTATCCTGCAGTAACTCGTCACTAGCTTCGGTGTAGACGACTAGCTTATGGGCAATCAGTTCCATCTGGCGGAAAGCAGGTTCGCTTTCGTCCTTGTAACCAGCCTCTTCGACCCACGACGCCTTCATGCCTGCGTAGTAGTTGGAACGGTCGGTTGCAACGCCAGTCTGGTTGAGGACAGGCACTTGAATCGTGCGCGCCCGCATCGGGATGACGAAAGCGCGAGACCTGACGATTAAGTCCAGCGGGTCAACCCGAAACACGTCGGTCAGATACTCAGGGAACACTGTGAAGCCACCAGAAGCACCAGTGCCTTCCACCAGGTCCTTACTCTCGGTCTCTGCCCAACCAGTCTTGTGAAAGCCACCAGCACCACTCTCGGTACTGTAGACTAGGCGGGGGTCACGCTTGCCTAAGAACGTCGCGCCGTGAATAGCGGTCAACATGCTACCGAGGGTCGCGAACTTGGCCGTATTTTTCACTACGTTAGGGGTAACAACAGCCTTCACATCAGCCATCGCTGTCTCTAACTCAGCCATCATCTTTGACCTCTCGCGCAGCTTCTTCGACTCAGCGACCATCCCCTCAGCCCTCAGCATATCCTCAGCTGTAGACTCTTTGCCTTCAGCAATGTCCTTAGCCTGGCCTAGCAGGGCCTGAGATTGTTCAAACAGTTCGTCTTTTGTGATTTTCTCCATCTTAGTTTCACTCCTCTAAGGTTATGTTTTTTTAGTGAACGCCACGCCTTAGCACACGGACTTCCCGAAAGCGCTTCCAGTTGGTCCCTGCACAGATAGTGGTCATTCGTTGGTTCCTAATAAGATACGTAATTCTAACCTCTTGCGTTCTATCTCAGTGGCCTGTTGGGTAGGTGCTTGCGCGGCCTGGCCCTTGTCCACAATATCGCTAGATGCTACACTGGCGTCACCCACGACAGCCAGATTGTCTTCAAAATCCTGTTCAGTCTTCGCACTTGTAGTCACAGTCGCAGGGTTCATTCCCCAAATGACAGGCGATATTTCGTATAACTTGATAGTGCGAAGATTGCGAATGGTGATGTCCTGACCTCCCCTTTCTACCGTAGTAAAGTCATAGTCGAGGGCGTCGTAAGCAAATGACCACTCGTCTATCACCTCTTCTTTGATTCGGACGAACGCACCCTTGCCCTCGGGTGTATCCATAAGGAATTGCACTACTGCTTCAGCGCCACCTGTGGCGTCAGGATATTCGTCGAGAATGGCTTTGGGGAGTTCGCTTCGGGGGATCTCCCGCAGCGACAACGGCTTCCCAATCGCACGTGATATGGTATCAACTCGATGCAAATCAAGCACCCGAATCTTTCCCCCTCTTTCCACAAACGTCTTTGCAAATGCCCCGGCGTGCACTACATCGTTGCCCTCATCTATAATGCCAAAGACTGAGAATATCGCTGTCACGATGCCCTTAACGTCATCTGTTTTCGTGATATATACACCAGTCGTCTTTTTTTCCATGTTTCTATATCTCCTCTACTTGGCAGGTATCCTGATACCCGCCAGCAATGTTTGTAAGTGACTCTGCTATATTAGTTGCCAGTTCGTCACTCATCTTTATATACTGAAGACCTTCTGGTTCGCAATTATGGCAAGGTGATTCGCCAAAGCGGTAGGCTTCCTTGAGTTCATTTGCTAGTAATAGTAAGTATTCTATGTCGTCTTTTCTCAACTGGCAACCTCGTTTATCTTTATTTCCTTCGGCGGCGTAGACTTGCCTAGATAGTGGCTGCAAGGCAAGCATACTAACCTGCCCTTATATTTCTTCACTATGCACCTTGCGTACACCAGTTTCTCGGTATATGCACCACAACGGCTACACTGCCTATTCTCCGCCATTACCCAAATCCTTTACAGATTGAATCATGCGCCCAATACTCCATCCTTCGTCTCCTGCTTTGGCAAACAACGCCGTGATGTAGGAGTTGGTAATGTCGGGCAGTTCGCAAGTTAGAAGAACTTGATTAAGTAATTCTTCCCAATTAACCATTGCCTTGTCTCGATAAGCAGCTTCTTGCGCTGAAACTAGAAGGGTTAATACGGGCAGCCACGTTATGCCTAATGGTAAGTCTTCCTTTGGCGATTCTTGGGCTATCGGCGTTACCACTATATCTACTGGTTCGGCATCACGCGCAATCTGCTTTAGTGAAACTATGGCTGGCGTAGTTGTAATTGGTATTGGGTGTTCAACTGGGCTTTCCTTCGCAGGAGATAAAGTAATCGTCGGGGTCGGTATGAAGAAGACTTTATCTTCTTCTGTTATGGGTAGCCCCAATACACTTCTCATCTCCGCCCTGGTGACAACGGACTTTTCCCACCCTTTCATCATCTGTTCGAAGATGACCTCTCGCTTAATGTAACCTGGCACTTTCGAGAAATCATACTGCGCGAACACCTTCTTATCTTCTGATGTCAGGAATCGCCGCCACTCCTGTTCAAACATATAAAGTTCTGGAATGAGGACAGTGTCTAGGAACATACGGTAATCAGTCTCTTTATTACTATAAGTTCCTTGCACTACGTCAGGGCGCGACTCGATGAGATTTAGCGGAACTCCGAAAACCATAGCTATTCGGCCTTCATTCCGGGCGTCTATCCCTGTCAAGTCCAGTTCGTCAAAAGTCGCCGATATACGCTGGTAAGAAGCGCCGCGTCCCAACACAACTGGTTCTATCCAATTCTCAAAACCGCCATAGGTTTCCATCCACTGTTCTTTTGCAGTATCAGCAACGTCTTTAGTCAGTGGATCATCTATAGATATCAAACCACGAGGCATTGTGCCGCTGTCGAAGAACTTCTTAATAAAAGCGGTTGCGGCGTTATCAACATCGGTCGGTCGAGACGCGGGCACGAGAGGGGATAATCCCTTACCCATCCCGCCCCGTTTGTCATTTGGGTTTGGAAGGCGAACGTGCATCATGTCTTTTGCTAGGAGTGGAGTGCCTTCGATAATAGGCACTCCTGGTGGGGCGTAGATAAATCCTAATAAGTCGTCCTTGCCGTACACGTGATAAACCCAATCAGACCGAAAGTTGTGCATCCCTGACGGGAATCCCTTTGTTAGACTACCATTATCATCAAAGGGCTTAAACCAGGTATAAGCGCTACCAAAAAGGTTAAAGTTGACCAATGCTTCAGCTTGTAATTCCGCGAACGATTGGTAGTTATTAGGCTTTGACAACAAGCGCGATAACTCGTGTCCTTCTGGGAGTAACTCTGGGGCATCACGGGTGCCTGTATAAGCACGCAATTCAGCTTGGTAAGCAGCGCGGACTTTGAACATAATCGCCGAATACACTAAGGCGTTCGCCTCAAACCCTTCGTCCACAAAGGCTTGCTGATTCTGGAAGCCCCAGTCCACCTCTTGGAGATGTTTAGGCCACAGCATCCACCGGCGAAGAGTGGACTGGTCGGTGAATAACCGACTAATACTCGATTTAACACCCGATAATAGATTCATAATTCCCTCTGCGATAACAAATTTTCCTCATCCGACGTAGATTTGCGGCCCAAATAGTAATTCCGTAGCACACCATACTAAGGCGTCTAAACGGTTGGGGCTTCTTTTATCACTCGGCTGCCACTGGCACATCTCGTCCTCAAGCATCGAAAGCTTCCCAACGTGATGCCCACGACCTCTTTGGTAAATAACAGATACGGGTTCTGCCCTCACTCGCTTCCCCCGACTGGCGTGGACAAGCTTGACTGGTACATTCGGGTCTACACTATGGATGACCGTCTCTACCATGTCCCCGCCGAAGTTGGCTTCAGCAACCACAAGGTCGGCTTCGAGGTCATAATACAACTCCACCGCTACTACAGCCCACTCGTTGGAACTAGCCTGAATACTTCTATCTTCTAGTGGGTAGAATCCTGGCAGTCTTTGGTAGTCGATTCCAGCAGCCACTATCCCGCAAGGGTCCCCAGTAGCACTTCCAGATGGGTCGACCCCCACCACTATCCTACATAAGTCTGGCGCAACACTTACCCTGTTATCTTTTATCCATTGCCTCTTCCACAAAGCGCCTGGGGCATCCTCTAAGTCCTCGGCTTTGATCTCTTGCCTGAAGCCGATGTCGGTCATATCTTGTGCTATATCTTCTAGTGCCTGTTCGCTGATATGTGGGTTATCAAAACTTGTAAAGTGGAAGTGCGCCCACCTTCCCGAAGTATCGTTCTCTGCTGCCTTAAACATTTTTGCAGTATGGCGAGGATCTCGTGCCTTACTACCCCCCGACCCAGCTATCGATGGCGGTGTGTAAAAGAAAATAACGTCGCCATCGTTGTCGAGTAGCATCGGCGCGCCCACCAACTGCCACGCATCCTCGTTCATAAGTTGAAACTCGTCGAGGATAAGGAGATCCGCATAGTCCCCACGTAACGTATCTGCGTTCCAAGCCGTCTTAGCCCGCAAGTGCCTCTCAGTGCCAGCTACTTCGATACTATGACGAGTCTCGTTCTTAACCAACACCCCTGCGTCTACAGGTTCTGCGAAGGCGCGACACACCTCGAACCAAAACTTCTCTATCTGTACAGATGTGGGAGTGGCGTACAAAACACGCTTGCCAGCTAGAAAGGCCTTGGCGGCTACCAACCCCGCCCCCACAGTCTTCCCACTCCGCCTGCCAGCCCTGACGATGATTCGCTTGGCATCACAATCTACAAAGTTGCGTTGCCGTTCGTGGGGTCTGCGCAGACGTACTACAAACTCACTCACGCTACTATTTCTATATCAGGGTTGTCTAAGTTCCAACCACTCTTACTTCTGGCCAGATAGTAAGTGCCAGCATCTAAGTAGAAGGTAATCCTACCAAGTGCATTGGTGCGGCCACTTGCTATCAGGTTTGTCATTGCAGCTTCAGTATATACACCTACCCAACAATCATCTATGGGTGAACCATCCACAGCTGAAGTTAAAGTGTAGACGAAGGTGACAGGACCCAAACCCGTACTTATCCTGCTGAGGATAGCACCAGCCTCGTTACCCACGTAAGCGCCAGGGAGTACGACAGACCACGGGTCACCTGCGGTCCACTCGCCTGCATAAGTCATGTTATATTCTCCCTAAAATGTATTAAAACGGTCCACGTATGGGCGTGGCCATGATTGTAGTTCGCCCCCGCCTAGTCCAGAAATACCCACAATTGTGACATCGTTGCGTTTATCGCACCCAGGAGACCTACCACCTGATCGTGTTCTGTGGTGGCAGCCCCTAACTCCTCCGTATCGCACCCCAGCCTGTCCAGGCAGCCCGCAATCCGATCCCTCCTCGCCAACGCCTCTGTCCCGCTCACCCCCGCTTGAGCATTGCCAGCACGACCAGCGCCAGCTTCTTCAAAAACGCCGTCGCCGATGCCAAGTCAGTTACGTTGTTATCAATGTATGTTCCCAACTCATCATAAGTCAT